AAATACTTCATCACTTGGAATGAGTGTTGGTGTAGTTACTGCAACTTCTTATAGTGGTTCTGGAACAAATCTAACTGGTATTGTAACTTCTATTGTTGCTGGTGCTGGTGTTACTATTTCTGGTTCTACAGGGCAAGTTACTATTAGTTCAACACCATCCAATTTCATTTCTACTTCCACTACACAGGCAAGCACACTTACAGTAGATTTTACTGGTCCTGATGTAATATTCTGGCAACCTAGTGCTGGTGGTCCTAGGGCAGTTACACTAACTAATTTTACTGCAAATAGAGGGGTTAGGATTTTTATTACTCCTCATGGTGGTGCAGATAAATTTACATTTACTGGAGTAACTGCAAGTCAATGTAGTGATGGTAGTGATGTCTATCAACTTGGAGGTGGTGGTGCTGCTCAGGCAAGTATGATGATAGAACTATTCTCAACTACAAATGCTATTGGTGGTGTTTGGATATTTGCATACGGTGGTGTTAAAGGATAAATTATGTCTGATAATATCTACTTAGGTAATCCAAATTTAAAAAAAGCAAATACACAAATTCAATTCACAGAAGAACAAATTATTGAGTTTTTAAAGTGTAAAGAAGACCCTGTTTATTTTGCAAAAAATTATATTAAGATCGTTTCTTTGGATCACGGTCTTGTTCCTTTTAAGATGTATCCATTTCAAGAGAAACTTGTTAAAAATTTTCATGAAAATAGATTTAATATATGCAAGATGCCACGGCAGACAGGTAAATCAACCACCTGCGTATCCTACCTGCTCCACTATGCCGTATTTAATGATAATGTGAATATTGCCATCCTTGCTAATAAGGCATCTACTGCAAGGGATCTGCTGGGCAGATTACAACTTGCCTATGAAAATCTACCTACATGGATGCAACAGGGCATTATATCTTGGAACAAAGGATCACTTGAATTAGAAAATGGATCAAAAATTTCATCAAACTCTACTTCTTCATCTGCTGTCCGAGGCGGATCTTATAATGTTATCTTTTTGGATGAATTTGCATTCATTCCAAATCATATTGCTGATGACTTTTTTGCGTCAGTTTATCCTACAATTTCTTCTGGTCAAAGTACAAAGGTAATTATTGTTTCTACCCCTCGCGGTATGAATCATTTTTACCGCATGTGGCACGATTCAGAAAGAGGAAAAAATGAATATGTACCAACCGATGTTCATTGGTCAGAAGTTCCAGGAAGAGATGAAAAATGGAAAGCACAAACAATAGCAAATACTTCCGAACAACAATTCAAAGTTGAGTTTGAATGTGAATTTTTAGGATCTGTTGATACTCTAATTAATCCCTCAAAATTAAAAAATTTAGTTTATGAAGATCCTATAAAGAAAAACAAGGGATTGGATGTTTATGAAGATCCGATTCCAGAACACAATTATATGGTTACAGTTGATGTTGCAAGGGGAATAGGAAATGATTATTCTGCATTTGTTGTTGTAGATATAACTGCATTTCCGTATAAAATTGTTGCAAAATACAGAAATAATGAAATAAAACCAATGTTGTTTCCAAATGTTATAGAACCAATTGCAAAAGCATATAATTATGCTTGGATATTAGTAGAAATTAATGATATTGGAGATCAAATAGCAAATATATTACACTACGATTTAGAATATGATAATATTCTTATGTGTTCTCAAAGAGGTAGGTCGGGGCAAATTGTTGGAACTGGTTTTAGTGGTAAAAAATCTTATTTGGGAATTAGAATGACTGCTGCCGTAAAAAAATTAGGTTGTTCTAATTTAAGAACGTTAATAGAAGATGATAAATTAATGACTACTGATTATGATATCATTAGTGAAATGACAACTTTTATTCAAAAAAATAACAGTTTTATGGCAGAAGAAGGTTGTAATGATGATTTGATGATGTGTCTTGTTATTTTTGCATGGTTGGTTGCACAACCATACTTTAAAGAAATGACAAATGATGATATTAGAAAAAGGATATATGAGGAACAAGAAGACCAAATAGAAGCAGATATGGCACCTTTTGGTTTTATATCAACAGGACTTGATAATAGTTCATCATTTACCGATAATGATGGTGATACTTGGCATTTTGACGAATATGGTGATAGAAGTTACATGTGGGATTATATGTAAATGGATTTAGATAATCAAGTTGATTTGGAGCATTTATTGTTTTTAGAGAGAAAGTGTAGAACTTGCAATAAAATAAAAAGTTTATTGGATGATTTTTATTTATCATATAGAAGTAGAGGATCTCTTCCTTCATCATATTCATACCAATGTAAAGAATGTACTATAGATAGAATAAAAAAATCTAGAAAAAAAGGAACAGAATCAATTATTGAAGAATATCCAAATTGGTAATTGTTCGTGGGTTATTTCCCCATCAGAAATACTCTTTTTAATAAATAATTTCAGAGTATTTCTGAAAAAACGAGGAAAACAAGATGCCACTAAATTTAGCATCTCCTGGAGTTATTGTAAGAGAAGTTGATGTAACAGTTGGAAGAGTAGATCCAACTTCAAACTCAGTAGCAGCAATTGTAGCTCCTTTTGAAAAGGGTCCAGTTGAAAGTGCTATTTTAATCCAAAACGAGCAGGAGTTATTAGCAAATTTTGGAAAACCAAAAAACATAGCAACTCATTACGAAACTTGGTTTACAGCATCATCATTTTTAGCTTATGGTGGAAATTTATTAGTTTTAAGATCAGATGGATCTTCTTTAACTAATGCAAATCAATCAGTTAGTGGCGTTGCAACTAGTATAAAAATTAAAAGTTATGAAGATTATGTAAATAAGGGTTATGACGAAACTGCAATATCAAATGTGGTTGTTGCTTCTAGAACTCCTGGATCTTGGGGAAATAGTTTAAAAGTAGCAATTATTGATGCTAAAGCAGATCAAATTTTAAGCGGTGTAACAACAACTGGAGCAGTTGTTGGATATGGCGTAACGCATTCAATTAATGGAACTGTAAGCGCAGGAGCTGGATCTACCTCAGTTCTAGATGGTTTTGTTAAAGGAATTATTACCGGAATTGGTGCTAGCACTCTCGATGTTAAAGTTTTAAGTTACGTATCTGCTGCTGGAGTAGAAACTCAAGTAGATTATGAACCACAGGGTGTTTACAGATTTAAATCAACTGGAACAGTTACTATTCGTGCTAACAATACTTGTGTAGGTGTAGCAACAACTGCGTTTTCTTCATCACCAGATTGGTACGATTCACAAACAATATCTTTAGATAATGGATCTATTGCTTGGAATACTTTAGCACCAAGACCAGGAACATCAAGATTTGCTGCTTCTAGAGGAAGCAGATTTGATGAACTCCATGTTGTTGTAATTGATGGTAATGGTGATATAACCGCTAATGCTGGAACTGTTTTAGAAAAACATGTTTCATTATCAAAAGCAAAAAATGCAATTTATGCTGCTGGTAGTTCTTCTTATTGGAATAAGTATATTGCAGAAGGATCATCTTTAATTTTTGGAGGGTCGCAACCAACTGGTGTTGTAACTTGTGGATTTACAACTTCTTCAACATTTGGTATAGGTGCAACTAAAGATTGGAATTCCAATACTGAAAATAACACCACATTCAAGTGTATAGGTTCACAAACTTATACATTAAGTGGAGGAAAAAATTATGATGGTGGAACCAGTTTAGACGACTCTTCATCTTTACAAGCATCTTTATCAGATTTGTCTAGTGGTTATGATTTACTAACAAATACTGAACAGTATGATCTCGATTTTATTTTAATGGGATCTGCTGCATATGATAAAGAAACTTGCCAGGCGCTAGCATCTAAAATTATTTCTGTTGCTGAGCAAAGACAAGATGCAGTAGCATTTGTCTCCCCATACAGAAATTCGATGTTGAATTTAAGTGGAACTTCATCGTTTGTACCGATTAATTCGTCAACTATAACAACTAATGTTATTAGTTATTATGCTTCAATACCATCTTCTTCTTATGCAATTTTTGATAGTGGATATAAGTACATGTATGACAAGTTTTCACAAACATTTAGATATATTCCACTAAATGGTGATATTGCTGGTATTTGTGCCAGAAATGATACCACTAATGCACCATGGGTTTCTCCAGCAGGAACTTCTAGAGGTGCTGTTCTTAATGCTGTTAAACTTGCATATAATCCTTCAAAAATTGAAAGAGATAGACTTTATTCCAATAGAGTAAACCCAGTAATTTTCGCTCCTGGTTCTGGAATTATATTGTTTGGTGATAAAACAGGTTTAGCAAAAGCATCTGCATTTGATAGACTTAATGTTCGCAGATTGTTTATCTATATTGAAAATGCAGTTAGAGCAGCTGCTAATGATCAATTGTTTGAATTTAATGACGAAACAACCAGAACAAATTTTGTAAATATAGTTGATCCATTCCTAAGAGATATTCTCGCTAAGAGAGGAATTGTAGACTATAAAGTTATTTGTGATGAAAGTAACAATACTGCTTCAGTAATTGATAATAGTGAATTTATTGCTGATATTTACATTAAACCTTCGCGCTCAATCAACTTTGTTGGTTTAACATTTGTAGCCACAAGAAGTGGTGTATCCTTTGAAGAAATCGTAGGTAATGTTTAATTTAATTATAGACTAAAATTACTTATTAGAGGTACAAAAAAATGGCTTTAAAAACTCTTGATAACTTCAAAGCTCAACTAACTGGTGGTGGTGCAAGGCCCAATTTATTTGAAGTCTCAATATCTTATCCAACCAGTTTAACAACTACAGGATCATTTACTCAAAATGTCACCAAACCTACTGGTGCAACATCTTCTGAAGATTTATTAATCTTCATGGTAAAAGCAGCTGCACTTCCAGCATCCAACATTACTCCAGTTGAAATTCCTTTCAGAGGAAGAACCTTAAAAGTTGCTGGAGAAAGAACTTTTGATACTTGGACTATTACTGTTCTTAATGATGTTGATTTTAAAATTAGAACATCATTTGAGCAATGGATGAATGGTATAAGCAGAATTGCTGATGCTAGTGGTGTAACAAATCCTACCGATTATCAAAGAACGGCAGAAGTTCGCCAATTAAATAGAGCAGGTGAGTCTGTTAGGAAATACAAGTTTGCAGGAATATTTCCAACTAATATTTCTCAAATTGACCTTTCCATGGATACGACAGATACTATTGAAGAGTATACTGTAGAATTCCAAGTACAATATTGGGAAGCTTTGGAAACTGACGCAGATCGTCCAGCAATTAATTAATAAATAGATATAATAAGTTTAATTTAAATTTTATACTATGGCAAGACTTTTTGGTTTTTCTATTGAAGATCCTGATAATAAAAAATCTAAAATTGTCTCCCCCGTTCCTCAAAATAATGAGGACGGGGTTGATAATTATGTTGCTAGTGGATTTTATGGTCAATATTTAGATATTGAAGGTGTTTTTAGATCCGAAAATGATCTAATTAGACGATATAGAGAAATGGCATTGCATCCGGAATGTGATAATGCTATTGAAGATGTTGTAAATGAAGCAATTGTTAGTGATCTTTATGATTCTCCAGTTGAAATTGAATTATCAAATTTAAATGCAAGTGATAAATTAAAAGAAAAAATTAGAGAAGAATTTAAATATATTAAAGAATTGATGGACTTTGATAAAAAATCCCATGAAATTTTTAGAAATTGGTACGTTGATGGAAAACTTTATTATTTAAAAATAATTGATTCAAAAAATACATCTGATGGAATAAAAGAAATCAGATACGTTGATCCTATGAAAATGCGCCATATTAGGCAGGAAAAAAAGAAAGGAGATCCAAGAATTCCCACATCTGCCGAAATGATAAATCCTATGAATGGTAGAGCAGACGATAAAACAGTTTATTCTCCAGAAATTGAAGAGTATTACATATATACACCAACTCCAAATTATCCAACTGGTATGATTTCAAGTTCTGGAACCCAGAAAGGAGTTAAAATAGCAAAAGATTCAGTTACTTATAGCACTTCGGGATTAATAGATAGAAATAAAGGAATTGTTCTTTCATATTTACATAAAGCAATCAAGGCACTCAATCAACTTAGAATGATTGAGGATTCTCTGGTTATTTACCGATTGTCACGTGCTCCCGAACGTAGAATTTTTTATATTGATGTTGGCAATCTCCCCAAAATAAAAGCGGAACAATATCTCAAGGATGTTATGAATCGTTATCGTAACAAACTCGTTTACGATTCAAATAATGGAGAAGTTCGTGATGATCGTAAATTTATGAGTATGCTTGAAGATTTTTGGTTGCCAAGAAGAGAAGGTGGTAGAGGAACTGAAATTACAACCCTACCTGGTGGTCAAAATCTTGGAGAACTTGCAGATATTGAATATTTTCAAAAGAAACTTTACAGGGCACTTGGAGTTCCAGAATCAAGAATTGCAAGCGATGGTGGATTTAATTTAGGAAGATCTTCAGAAATTTTAAGAGATGAACTAAAATTCACAAAATTTGTTGGTAGATTGCGTAAAAGATTTGCAAATTTGTTTACTGACATATTACGCACACAATTAATATTAAAAAATATTGTTTCTCCAGAAGATTGGGAGAAAATGTCAGATCACATCCAATACGATTTCATTTATGATAATCAATTTTCGGAGTTAAAAGAATCAGAATTAATGACTGAAAGATTGAATCTTTTGGCACTTATGGAACCTTATATTGGAAAATATTTTTCTGCTCAATATGTAAGAACAAAGGTTCTTCGTCAAACTGATGGGGATATAGTAGAAATAGATAAGCAAATTAGTAAAGAAATAAAGGAGGGAATTATTCCAGATCCAAATTCAATAGACCCAATTACTGGAGAACCTTTACCAATAGAAGGACCAATAGGAGGAAATACTGGTCCAATTGGAAAAGTTCCAAAAGAACCCAATATTGATGCTCAAAGTTCAGTTACTAATGCCCAAAATCAAAAAGATGCTAAAAAATCTCAAATATAAATAGTTGATATAAATAAACTAAATTTGTATGGATAAAATTATCGATTTGATTGCAGTTGACTCTAGTGCTTCGGATATATCAGATTCAATTAAAAATGCTCTTTTTGCAAAATCATCCGAAAAAATTAATACAATTCTTCCGGATGTTGCATCTTCTTTGTTTGATACTTCAAATTCTGAAGGAGAGGAATAATGGCAATAAAAATTATTCAAGATACAGTTATACCTAGATTGGCCCCATCTCCTGGTATTGCAGCAACAACTATTCCTATTGCGTTGAAAAGTGGATATTTAAGAATTACTATTGGATCAACAACTGGTAGTTCTGGTGGTTATATTGCAATCGGAACAAATCCAACAGTAACAAACAATTCTTATCATATTACTTCATATAGTGTTGATATAATTAAAGAAACTTTTAAGAAACAAAGAATTGTTGGAATTACCACAGGAACTACAACAACAATTAATTTTGGGGAAAATAATGGAAATTATTTTTCACTCGATGACTATGTAACAATAGAAAATGCAACGACTGCAGGAATTAACACTACACATAATAGAATTATTTCTTTAAATAGTTCATCTCTTGTAATTGATTTTAATAGTTCTTCTATAATAAATCCAATAGTCGGAAGCGCAAATTTAGCAAGAAGTATAAAAATAGCTGTTCTTACAGAAGAACCAGATACATTTTTTAACTTTGCAGAAGTAGTCACTTTAGTCTCAGAATAAAATGAAACTCATCACAGAAGAAGTACAACAAGTAAAATTTATCACCGAAGGAAAAGGTTCTGGAAAGAAAATGTTTATTGAAGGTATTTTCCTTCAAGGAGACATTTGCAATCGCAACGGAAGAATGTATCCTATGGAGACTCTTTCCCGCGAAGTAAAAAGATATGTTGAATCATTTGTTTCCAAAGGTCGTGCTCTTGGAGAACTTGGTCATCCCGATGGTCCTACAGTCAATCTTGATCGCGTTTCCCATAAAATTGTTTCTTTAGAGCAAAAAGATACAAACTTTATTGGTAAAGCACAACTTTTAGAAACACCCATGGGTAAGATTGCAAAATCTCTTATTGGTGAAGGTGTTTGTCTTGGTGTTTCTTCTCGTGGTGTTGGATCACTCCAAATGAGTAATGAAGGTCATAAAATTGTCGGTAAAGATTTCATGCTTGCAACTGCTGCTGATATTGTTGCCGATCCTTCTGCTCCTGACGCATTTGTTCAGGGAATTATGGAAGGAAAAGAATGGATTTGGGATGGGGGAATTCTCCGTGAGAAACTTGCATCCAAAACTCAAAAAAGAATTAATACTTTAGTTGATCAGAAAAGATTGGATGAACATAAAGTAGAATTATTCCAAAATTTTCTTTCAAATTTATAAATTGATAAATAAATATAGATTATAACACAATCAAAACAAATGTCCGTTGGTAGAAATTTACAAGAAATGGAAAACGTAGTAACCAAAGGAGCAAAGCCTGCAGAACAAATGCCTAAGTTAACCACAGGTATTCCTGATGGTCAAACAGGTAGTTGGGAAGATTTAGGTGGTCCTACTCCAGAAAATTATCGCTCAGACGATGATTCAGCAAAGCTAAAGGATGCATCATCTACTTTGGCACAAGTAAAAAATGTTGTGAACAAAGGTGCAAAAAGTGCTGATCCCATGCCAGCAGCAATTGTAGGTAAAAATGCTAGCTATGGTGAAGAAATTGAAACCGAAGATAGTAATTTGATTTCTGAAGCAGAATCTGATGATGAAAATGAAGATGATGCTGAAAAAGATAATGCTAACGGAAATGCACCTTCTGATGAAAAACCAAAGAAAAAGAAGAAAAAAAATGAAGAAGAAATGAAAGAAGAAGTTGAAGAAGAAGGTGAAGATGTAGAAGAAGAAGAGGAAGAAGAAATTGATATCGAAGAAGATGTCAATGCTCTTTTAGAAGGTGAAGAACTTTCAGAAGAGTTTCAAGAAAAAGCACGTACTATTTTTGAAGCTGCTATTAGATCAAAAGTTTCTGAGATTAAAGAGCAGATTCAAGAAAGTTATGAAAATGCACTTATTGAAGAAGTTCAACTAATTAGAGAAGAACTTACTGATCGTGTTGATGCATATCTTGAGTATGTTGCCGAAGAATGGATGCAAGAAAATAAACTTGCAATTGAGCATGGTCTCAAGACTGAAATGACTGAATCATTCCTCCAAGGAATGAAGAGTCTTTTTGAAGATCATTATGTAACAATCCCTGAAGATAGATATGATGTAATCGAGAGCATGGTAGATAAACTTGATGAAATGGAAGAAAAACTCAACGAGCAAATTCAAAGAAATGTTGCTCTTAAAAGTAGATTAGCAGAGTCGGTTGCTGATGTAATTTTTGCAGATGTTGCTGAAGGTCTTGCACTTTCACAAAAAGACAAACTTGCTTCTCTTGCTGAAAATGTTGAGTTTGAAAGTGAAGAAAACTATCGTGAGAAACTAGTTACTTTAAGAGAATCATATTTCCCTTCAAGAGTTTCTAGTTCTCAAAGAGATGACTCTGAGAACTTGTCTGAAAGCACAGACGTGCAACTTGCCCAACCACAAGTGGGTGGGATCATGGAGGCATATCTTCAGACTCTTGGCAGAGTTGCCAAAAAGTGATTTTTAAATTATAAAAATTCAAACTAACAATTTTTAAAAAGAGGTAAACAAAATGCAAGGGTTCAATACAGAACTATTGCAGGAAAAGTGGGCTCCCATCCTTGATTATCAAGGAATGGATCCGATCAAAGATTCACATCGTAGAGCCGTAACCGCTATCCTGCTAGAAAACCAAGAAAAAACTCTCCGCGAAGAGCGTGAGTTTCTTTCAGAATCACCAGCGATGAACACTGGTTCATCTGGCGCAACCGCTGGTTTTAGTGCTAATGCTACTGCAGCAGGTCCTGTTGCAGGTTTTGATCCTGTTCTAATCAGCCTTATTCGCCGTTCGATGCCTAACTTGGTCGCTTATGACCTCGCTGGCGTTCAACCAATGAACGGTCCTACTGGACTCATCTTTGCGATGCGTTCAAGATATAATGGTCCTTCTGTCAGCAACGATGAAGCATTCTTCAACGAGCCAGATTCTGCATTCTCGTCCGAAGGAACTACCCGTACAGAAGGTAATCTTGGTAATCCATACGTAGCCAACTCCGATGGTTCATCTGTTGGTTTTGGTACAACCGCAACACAATCTGGTTCAAATCCAGGTCTTTTAAGCCCAGATTCAAACGCACAACAGTTAGCATATAACGTTGGACGTGGTATGGACACCGAAGATGCAGAATCTTTAGGTGAAAGTGCTCAGTTCAATCAGATGGGCTTCTCGATCGAGAAGGTCACTGTTACTGCAAAGTCACGTGCTCTGAAAGCTGAGTATTCACTTGAGCTTGCACAAGATCTCAAGGCAATTCACGGTTTAAATGCAGAAGCAGAACTCGCTAATATTCTTTCTAGCGAAATCCTTGCCGAAATTAACCGCGAAGTTATCAGAACCATTTACAAGGTTGCAGAATCGGGTGCTCAGCACAACGTTGCAACTGCTGGTAAGTTTGACCTCGATGTTGACTCCAACGGTCGTTGGTCGGTTGAGAAGTTCAAAGGTCTTATCTTCCAAATTGAAAGAGATGCTAACGCAATCGCAGTTAGAACTCGTAGAGGGAAGGGTAACATGATCCTCTGCTCGGCAGACGTTGCTTCGGCACTCACCATGGCAGGCGTTCTAGATTACACCCCAGCACTTAATGCTAACCTCCAGGTTGATGACACGGGCAACACCTTTGCTGGCGTTCTTCAAGGCAAGTATCGCGTTTATATCGACCCATATTCGGGTGGTTCAAACGTTAATGCTTCTGGTGGTCAGTACTATGTTGTTGGTTATAAGGGTTCATCTCCTTATGACGCTGGACTTTTCTATTGCCCATATGTTCCTCTCCAAATGGTTCGTGCCGTTGGTGAGAACACCTTCCAGCCAAAAATCGGATTCAAGACCCGTTACGGTCTTGTTGCTAACCCATTTGCTGAAGGAACAACCCAAGGTCTTGGTAGACTTACTGTTAACAGCAACCGCTACTACAGAAGAGTACAAGTTCAAAATCTTATGTGATCTCGATTCACATATTTATCAGAGGGTCTTCGGACCCTCTTTTTTTGTCTAAATAAAAATAAAAATAAAAATGACAAATAATGTTTTTAGTAATCAAATAGAAAATAGAAACTTTTTATCCCCAATAGGGTTTAAATTTACTTTACAAAAATATCCAAAAGTTTCCTTTTTCTCTAATGGATGCAGAATTCCAGATATTACTTTAAACACAACAACTCAAAATAATTATTTTAAAGCAATAGATATTCCTGGAGATCAAGTTGAGTATGGTGATTTTTACTTAAGATTTCTTGTTGATGAAAATATGTCCAACTACATGGCAATTCATAATTGGATAACTGGTTTAGGATTTCCAGAAAATCATGAACAGTTTAAAAGATTAATTACAGATGAAGATGGTATAGAAGATCCAAAATTACAATTTAGTAATGGAACATTACAAATACTAAACAGTAATTATAGAACATCATCAAATGTTATTTTTAGAGGTTTATATCCAGTTTCTTTGACTTCTTTAGAGTTTGAAGCAACGGATACTGATGTAAACTACTTTACAGCAGAGGTAACTTTCAAGTATACTATTTACAATATATTTGATAAAAATAATCAACCTTTATGAACCTTGAAGAAATTCAGGAAATGTGGGAAAGAGATTCTGTAATTGATCCTGACAACTTACATGATGAATCTTTAAAAATTCCCCAATTGCACTCAAAATATTACACACTTTATAATACAATCACTCTTCTTCGTGAAAAAGCAAGAGAGACTTATAATAAAGTGCGTCTAGAGCGTTATAATTACTACACAGGAAAGGCACCAGCAGAGGTTTACGTAGAAGAACCATTTCCGTATAAGGTAAGGGAAAAGGATGCAATAGAGAGGTATATGAGTGCCGATGAGAGACTTTCTAAGATTGACTTGAAGATAAGATACTACGATATTATGCTCAAGTTTTTAGAAGAAATTATTAAGACAGTTTCTAATAGAACTTATCAAATTAAAAATTCTATAGAATGGCATAAATTCCAGGCAGGGTTCAATTGACCCCGTTTTTTATTGGCAATAAATATTTGTATCGAAATGATATAAAATATGAGTCATTTGATTATATCAAAAAAGAACGAAGTATATCTGCACATTAAAGCAGAACCTCATATCTATTACGAACTTCAAGATCAATTTACATTTGATGTTCCAAATGCAAAATTCAGTCCCCAGTTTCGCAACAAATACTGGGACGGAAAAATTCGTCTATTCTCTACACAGACTGGTGAAATTTATATTGGACTTTTAGATAGAATTATAAAATTCTGTGAAGATCATAATTATACGTATGAATTCACAAATAATAAGTTTTACGGTCTTCCTTTTGAAGTAAATGAGAACATCTCAAAGGAAGGTGTGAAGGATTACATGACCGCAATTAGTAGGCACGCCCCACGCGACTACCAAGTTGAGGGAGTATACGACGCTTTGCGACATAATCGAAAGTTATTGATATCTCCAACTGCTTCTGGAAAGTCATTAATGATATATTCTGTTGTGAGATATTACGTTGAGAAACAGCAAAAT